AATTGAACCTAAGTTCAACAAATTAGTTTTCTTTGATGGATTGAAATTCCCTCATGGTATGGATATATCCAGTGATACATACTTTAATAAATTTAGGTACAATCAAGTATTTTTCTTTGATGCTTGACAATCAAATCAACTAACAGTATAATTATAAGATGAAATATATCTTTGATGTTGATGGGACACTTACTCCCAGCAGACAAAAAATTGATCCTGACTTTTTAATATTCTTCAACAGTTTTGCCTTGGCAAATGAGGTTTATCTTGTCACAGGAAGTGATAGAGAAAAAACTATAGAACAAATTACACACCTTCTCTACTGTAATTGTAAGAGGGTATATAATTGTGCTGGGAACGATGTGTATGAAGGTGATTTGTCAGTATATACTAACCCTTGGACACTACCACTAGATGCAAGAGAACATCTTCTAGAAGAATTACATGAGAGTCATTTCCCTGTAAGAACAGGAACTCATATAGAAGAGAGGCCAGGCTGTGTCAATTTTAGTATAGTAGGTAGAGGTGCAAATCAAACAGAGAGATTAGTTTACAGTGATTGGGATGAAATAAAAGGAGAAAGAAAGGCAATAGCTGATAGGTTTAATAAGAAGTTTCCAAAGTTACATGCTTTTGTTGGAGGTGTAACTGGCGTGGATATATCAAGTAAAGGGAGTGATAAGAGTCAAATCATCAGAGACTTTATGGATGGTGATGTAATTTTCTTTGGAGATAGATTGGATGAACATGGGAATGATAAACCGTTAGCAGATGCAATTACAAATAATAATTTAGGTTCAGTTCAACCAGTTACAGATTGGAAGGATACTTGGAGTAAATTGAAATGAATGAAGTTCAGTTTATAAAACATAGAATCTTTAGAGAGACAGACTCTGTTGTATTCTATGACATATCTGTTGAAGAATCTAATGCAGCAGACCTAGTAATCCATGAAGGATCTGCCACTTCACCACCTGACGATTGCGTTGGTGCAAAGTCTTTTTATATTCATAGTTTTCAAGACGATTATAATAGAGTGGTTCAAGGGTCAAGGATATTTGAATTAGTAAATCTACAATGGAAGTATCCATATCATCTTGTCAATCTGACTAGACAGAGTGGCGCTCTACTGATACCTCGTGGCACATTTCACAGATCACAATCAGGAGAGGAGGGTTCTATCGTAATCAACCAAGCAAAAAGGTATGATGGATTTGATGCCAGTGCTGAGTTCTATCCTGTATCTGCCTCTGAAAATAGAGAACTATACAACGTTTTGAGGAATGAAAAACCTGTTATACATAGTGTGAAGATATGAAAATGATGGAATGGTTGAAGGAGGAGATTACGAAAACCCCTGGCTATATGAGGGTAAACCTTTTACTTCTGACGACATTGGCGATTTCTTCGGTTACGTCTACCTCATTACTAATAAAACAACAGGTAAGAAGTACATCGGCAGAAAATATTTCGTACAGAAACGAAAACCCAGAGGCGGTAAACGAAAAGTTACTAGCGAATCGGATTGGAAGAAATATTATGGATCGTCCCCCGAACTCAAGTCCGACGTATCCGAATTTGGAAAGACCAATTTTTCCAGAGAGATCTTGTCTCTCCATACAACTCTGGGGAAAACCAACTATGAAGAGACCAGACAACTGTTTGTTAACAACGTTTTAACAGAATCTCTTGACAATGGAGAACCAGCATATTATAATAGTAATGTTCTAGGCCGATACTATAGAAAAGACTACTTCAATTAATGATTGTGTGGACTATCTGACTTCTCTAGGTGCGGATAACATACCCCATAGAGATTCAAATCTTCTTTCACATTCTATAAGCGTTGCTGGTATGTTGAATGGTTATGACAGACCTCATCATGAACAGGTAGCTGCCCTTTTTCATTCAATATATGGTACTGAATTTCAAATGTACAAAGTTAATGTTACCAGAGAAGAAATTCAAAGCCTGATAGGAATTGAGTCGGAACATATCGCTAATTTGTTCTGCACTTTAGACGATAGAGTCAATACCATATTGTATGGTAGAGGTTTAAATGAACCAGACAAAACAACTCTTAGGTGGTTGGAATATTGTAACATAAAAGATCAAGATCCCAATGCCTCTATACTAAAAGAGTTTGAAATTGTCTTACATATATAATACATATAGAATTTTGGAAACAAATGAACTTAGTACCTAATGCTGAACTTTTCTTTGTAGAAAAGAAAAAACTTGTTAGAAAATCTACTCATGAATTATTTTCTGGAAAAGATATTCTTATCGTAGGCCTTAACGGAGCATTTATACCAACAGATGAACAGATGGTTAAGGATTATGAAAAGTTATATTTAAAATTTAAAGACACATCTTTAGTGGGAGATCCAAATGATGCAACTCATATAGATGACATTTATTTTGTAAGTATGAACGATCCATATGTAATGGAAGCGTGGTGGAAAAAAATGAAGATCAAAAACTGTAAGTATTTGGCAGATGGAAGTGGAGCGTTCTCTCTTAGAGTAAATCAACAGGGAGGAATGACACCAAATCAAACTGTTATTGAAATGTATAACAAAGGTTATGGAAAAAGATCTTGGCGTTATGCTCTACTTTTAGAAAACAATTGTCAGATGTGTTATGTAGAGGAAGAAACTCCTGATGATGCTACCTCTAGAGATAATCTAGACATAGATCCATATATCTTGACTAAACCAGAGGCATCACTAGAAATGCTCAAAGCTAGACAACAGAAAGGACACATAGAAACATTAAATGTAAAAGCTGCTAATGAAGACTTTGTTCCAATTGTAGATTTAGGACAAGATCCCAATAACAATAAGTCAAAAGCTGCAGAAAAAGTTGAAGATCGTATGGGACTGGGATGAAAATTATAAGTCTGAAATATCTAGAGGAAAACTTTAGTGAGATAGTTGATCGAGCTCAGGCTGGTGAGACTTTCTTACTAGACACCCCTGATGGTCAGATAGCATTAGTTCCAGATAAAAATATTCTAAAACCAGTTATTGATTCTGGACAAGCAAAAGATATAGAACACATGTGGAATCATGATGACGGCGCTTGACTTTCAAATATAATTTGTGTATAATAAAGTATATGCTATTTTATTATGATTGAAGTGATTCGCCAAAACGACCCCTACAGGTATGTGAAGATGCCTGATCTACTTGATAATGGTCAACCAGACTATCGTATTCAGAAGTGGAATAATCACAATGGTTATAAGGATATGTATCTATGTGATAATTGGATGCAGATGAAAACAGCTATTCAAGATTTAGAGTACACAAAATGGTTAGACCCTGCTGGAGTTCCATGTTACGTTCACGATCATGTCGCAACATAATGATGAACCATCAAACTTAGAGAAGGCAAAGTTCTTCTCTAAGACCGCTTATGATATACTAAAAGGTTTTGTTTCTAATGGGAATCTAATGGTTCCTCCAGAGGTAAAACAAGCAAGAATAGATATATGTAGAGAGTGTAATAGATTTGATGAAGACCGATTCTTATGTAAAGAATGTGGTTGTTTTTTAGTAAATAAAGTTAGATTCACTGCCTCTTCATGCCCCCTACAATACTGGTAATTAAATGGATCAACCCGATTTTGAAATAAAAGATTTTATAGGTGTCTTCCCTGATGCCGTCAACCCAAATTTTTGTGACTACTTATGTGAGTATCTAGATAACGCTACAGAATTACAGGGGGGTAGAAATTATACACATGTAAAAGATAAACAAATTTGTTTAGATGCCTTTTCGCCTGGTGAGTCCAAGAACTTGATGGAATTTGTAAATGGTTGTTTATACTATTACATAAATGAGTTTACATATCTAACTAATTTTAATTATGTGAGTGCTGTTGTTCTCCTACAAAAAACACAACCAACTGAAGGTTATCATATGTTTCACGGAGAAAATATAAATTGGAATCTACACACCAGAACTATGGCGTGGATGGCATATCTAAATGATGTTGAAGAGGGTGGAGAGACAGAATTTTTATATCAACAACTTAAGGTAAAACCAAAGAAAGGAACGGTTGTAATATGGCCTGGAAGTTATACTCACTTACACAGAGGTAATCCTCCCATGAGTGATAAGTATATTGCTACTGGTTGGTATCAAGGTTCTATTGGGTTATCTCAGGTGAATACCGCAGGGATTAATGACAAACAATATATGGATAGTTTAGAAACTAAATGAAAGTATTATGATTCTACCAGGCTCCACAGTTAGAGTGATTGATGAAAATTCTATCTACAGAGGTTACGTTGGATGTGTTCAAAGAATACAGGGCCGAAAGGCTGCCGTTCTTTTAGATCAAGATGGAACTCCTTGGGATAAGATGATCACTTTTAAACTTTCTGATCTTATAGAAAAGACAGAGGGTTTTCAATATTATCCTAAAAAGAAATGAAAGTACTAGTCACAGGTCACAAAGGTTTTATTGGCAGTCATGTCTTTGATTTTCTGAGTGACATCTTTGATGTTGATGGACTAGACAGACCAGATGATATAGAAAACTTTGTAGACGTTGGGTGTGCAGACTATGATATTATAATTCATCTAGCAGCCTATGCCGCACTTAGAGATAGTGTAGACAATCCTGATAAATTCTGGGAGAACAACGTTGAAAAATCTAAACCCATATTTGATTATTGCAGAAAGTATAATACTAGGTTGTTGTATGCAAGTTCTGCTGGTGCATATAGTTGGTGGCAGAATCCCTATGCCATAACAAAGAAAGTAAATGAGATACAGGCTCCACCTAACAGTGTGGGTATGAGGTTCTTTAATGTATGGGCAGAGGAAGGAAGTAGAGATGATATGTTATATGAAATGTTGAAACAAGGAACTGCAAAATATATTACAAGACATAAGAGAGATTGGGTTCATGTCATGGATGTTGTCAGAGCGATTGCAACTTTGATTCCTAGTAGTTTTACAGGAACAATAGATGTAGGAACAGGACAGATGACTTCCGTGATAGATCTGGCCAATGCCATGGGTATGGGTCATCTTCCTATCAAGGAGGACACACCTAATGAACCTGATGAGTTGTGTGCTGATGTAATGCCTCTCATGGAACTTGGTTGGTTTCCAACTGTGAACATTTTGGATACGGTCATTGCGAAAACGGTCAGTGTGTGATACACTAAATAAGGTGAAGTTTATTTCAAACTTGTATGGATAAGAAGACAGCACTAGTATTGGGTGCAGGCGGCTTCATAGGAAGTCACATGGTAAAGAGACTACGATCAGAAGGGTATTGGGTTCGTGGTGTAGATATTAAGTACCCCGACTTTACTGAGAGTGCTGCTGACGAATTCATTCAAGGTGACTTGAGAGAAGTAGGTTTAGTTGCAAGAGTATTAGATGTCGAAGGAGATTCCTTTGATGAGATCTATCAGTTTGCTGCGGACATGGGTGGAGCTGGTTACATCTTTACAGATGAACACTCTGCTGATATCATGCACAACTCTGCTTCAATCAATCTTAATGTATTGAACGAACAAGTTCAACTCAATAGACTACTTGGTACAAATAAAACTAAGATATTCTATTCTAGTTCTGCGTGTATGTATCCAGAACATAATCAATTAGACCCTGAGAATCCTGACTGCCGTGAATCATCAGCATACCCAGCCAACCCAGACTCGGAGTATGGATGGGAGAAACTATTTTCCGAACGTCTCTACTTGGCATATAACCGTAACTATGATATTCCTGTCTGTGTTGCCCGTTATCACAATATATTTGGCCCCGAAGGAACATGGGACGGAGGAAAAGAAAAGGCTCCAGCAGCTATCTGCCGCAAGGTCGCACTACTCCCAGATGTGGGAGGAGCGATTGAGGTGTGGGGTGATGGCTTGCAGACAAGATCCTTCCTCTTCATTGACGAATGTATTGAAGCAACCTATAGATTGATGCACTCTGATTTCCAAGGCCCTGTAAATATAGGATCGGAAGAAATGGTTACTATCAATCAGTTGGTAGAAACTGCAGCTAAAGTATCAGGTAAAGTTGTAACAAAGATGCACAAACTTGATGCACCTCTAGGTGTTCGTGGACGTAACTCAAACAACGATCTTGTAAGAGAGAAACTTGGATGGGATTATTCACAAACTCTTGAAGAAGGAATCGCCAAGACTTATGCTTGGATCTCTGAACAAATTAAATCTCGCCAACATGGCGTAGTTGAAATTACATCAAAGGAATTAGAACATGCCAACAGTAACTGAAAAGACTATCAAACTTGATAAGGATGCAATTAAAACCTTAGATATTTCTCACCTCGCAAAACAATCACTCAATGCAAATGACTGGCTAACTGCTGGTCAGAGTGAGTATCGATTATATGCTTGGTTATCAACACAATTTAATAATACTACTATCTTAGATGTAGGAACAAGAACAGGCGGATCTGCTCTAGCACTATCTTATAACGAAAAAAACAATGTTATAAGTTACGACCTAGTTGAGCAGGGCGCCTCTTCTGGTATTAAGAAAGATAATGTTGAATTTAAGATTCAAGATTTTCGTGAAGATGATACTCTAGATTATGATAATATTTCTATCATAATGATTGATGTTGATCCTCATGATGGTACAGCAGAAGAAGAGATGTTTGAATATCTGGAAGAAAAAGGATGGAAAGGTTTAGTTTTACTTGATGATATTGGCCCACAATGGCCAGAGATTGAAGACTTCTGGAATAGAATTACATTTCCTAAAATTAATGTAACAGAGGTAGGACATATGAGTGGAACTGGTCTTGTTAACTTTGATGAAAAACATTCTATTGACTGGCTTTAATGGAGGTTGTTATTACAGACATGGATTATGAGGATATGTATTACGAAGGAAAGTCTCGTAAAATTTTGGTATTGGGATCAGGTGGTCAAGTAGGAGCATATCTTACTGACTACCTTAATCGTATGGGGAATGAAGTTCTAGAGTTTGATATCACTAACGGTAGTGATCAGGACATGACCGTCATTCCTAACGGTGAACTTGAAGCCAAAATTTATATGGCAGACTTTGTGTATTTCCTCGCCTTTGATGTAGGGGGATCACACTATCTTAAAAAGTATCAACATACTTTTAAGTTCATAGATAACAATACTAGACTTATGGCAAATGCCTTTGGTCTAATAGAAAAGTATAACAAACCATTCGTCTTTGCATCATCTCAGATGAGTAACATGTCTTACTCTCCCTATGGTGTGTTGAAAAGAGTTGGTGAGTTATATACTAGATCTCTAGGTGGATTGATTGTCAAGTTCTGGAATGTATATGGCATTGAAAAGGACATGGACAAAGCACATGTTATCACTGACTTTATCCGTAAAGGGTTCGAGTCTGGTGATATAGATATGATGACAGACGGAACTGAAGCAAGAGAATTTCTTTATGCGGAAGATTGTTGTGAAGCGTTGGAGACTGTCATGGAGAAATACCATGAACTCACTTCTGACGACGAGTTGCATATCACTACTGGTGTTTATACAACTGTTCTGGAAATTGCAGAAGAAATTAAGTCACTATTCGCTGGTATTGGAAAGACGATCACGGTTACGCCTGCACAATCGAAGGATGAAGTGCAGAAAGATGCTAGGAACGAACCAGATCTTTATATAAACGAATTCTGGCAATACAAAACATCTGTACCAGAAGGTTTAAAAAAAGTATTCGAGGAGATGAAAAAAGATTATGATTCCTGATCAAGAAGTTGCCGCTATAAAAGAAGCTATAG